ATACTAAAGCGCGTGTGACAACATCATATATTCACAGCCTTAATGTCGGTGATACTATTGAAATATCTGGCGCCGTTAATGACGTAAATAATCATTTTACTGGTGAATTTACTGTTGAAACAATCGTAGACGAAAATGTATTTACGTACGATGCTGGTTCAGTTGTTTTATTAGACGCCGAAGGTACATTGGCTCTGAAAAAACCTAATTATATGACAATTGAAGTTGGTCCCGGTAAATCATATGTTAGAGGTCGTGAGCACGAAACTCTTGTATCACAACATATTGATGTATTAAAATCACGAACTTATGAAACAGCAGAAAACCATAATATCACGGCATTTTACGGTTCATATGTTTCCATTACAAATCTAACAGGCGGTATTCCTGATTTTACTGATTTTCCTACTGTAACATTTACTGCTCCAAGTTTAACAATTGCTACAGCACGCGCCAAACAAGCTGTTAAAACCGCTACAGGATGGAATATTTATGTTTTTGATGTAGAAGTTTTACCAAATAGAAATTTTGCTGACGTTAATCGTATTACATTTGACGCAACTGGCGCAACCGGCGTAATTGCAAATCCTGAATTAACTAATTCTGAATTTGATAGTTTTATTTATCCTGTTAACAATAGAGTAATTAGAACGCTTCAGCCTAATAATGTTCCCGCAACAACGTATCAATATTATAAATCATTTTCGGCTACGTCAGATGGTGCTGGTAGTGTTTCAATAAATATTACGGCCGACGATTATTTTACTGGTCCTAGAGAGGTTGATTTTTATAATAGTCAATCATTTATTACAAACTATTATATTTTTGATGAATCTTCTAATGCAGAGGTATCTCCAACATTTGCTGAAATCACGGCATCAGGACAACAGTTGACATTAACAATGCCAAGTCCTGGAACGTATACTATTTTTGCAACGATTACGAGAACAAATGCCTCCTTTAAAACAAAGACTCTTACAACTCAATCAACACAATACGCTTATGACCCCGCTGTTGGAATTATTGATTTAGAAGTTCCGGATGTTGTTGAAATTGTGTCGATAATTTCTTTGGAAACAGTAGCTTCTGGTAATAATGATGCAACAAGTATTTTCACGCTCGACACAGGGCAACGTGATGACTTTTACGACCATGCTAGTGTAAAGGCAAAACCTGGACAAGCATATAATATTCCTGCTGGTAATGTTCAAATTGATTATCGTTATTATGCTCATGGCAATGGTGACTTTTTCAGTATTGACTCTTATACGGGTCTTGATAGAACAGACATACCATCTTATAATTCAAAATTAAATGGTAATGTAAATCTTGGTGATATGATTGATTTTCGTCCAGTTAGAAATGCAAATAGTAATGCATTTGCTGGAGAGAATGTGCCAAAAGTTAATAGTATTATCAATTCAGATTACGACTATTATTTGTCGCGTAAAGACATTTTAGTAATTAATAGACAAGGCAATCTTATTGTTATTACAGGCGAGCCTGCATTAATTCCTGAATTTCCTGAAGTTCCGGATAGTTCTATGAAAATGTATGAATTTACAGTTCCTGCATTTACATCAGATGCCGCTGACGATGTAGGAATACGTTTTATTCAAAATAAACGTTATACTATGCGTGATATCGGACGCATCGACAAACGAGTTGAGCGTAATACTTATTACACAAGTTTGTCATTGCTTGAAATGAGAACTGAAAATGTTCCTGTTATTGATAATGATGGATTAGAACGTTCAAAATCAGGATTTTTGGTTGATGACTTTTCTGGCCATAAAATAGGTGACCCTAATTCTCCTGATTATTCATGTTCTATTGATACAGTAAAACAAGAATTACGTCCTGGATTTATTAGTGACCGTTTTAAAACATCGCTAAATAATTCAGCCACTACTATGACTATTGTAGGCAATGAAACCATTGGTGATTATGCTATATTACCATATGAAGAATTTATTTTTCAGCAAAATCTAATTGCGTCAAAATCTATTAATGTTCAGCCGTATTTTGTGATTAAAATTACTGGTGTTATGCAGACTAATCCAATGAGTGATGATTGGATGGACACAGAACGTGCTCCTTCTGTAAGTGTAGATTTAGCTGGCAATTTAGACGCGTGGAATTCAATAAATGGTGGATTTGGTACAGAGTGGAATGACTGGCAAACAACATGGACTGGTGTTACAACAGATGTTGATGTTGATGTAAGACGATTAGGGCGTGGTTCTTCAACTACAACCACAACTACTACAACTACTACAACTGACCAAATTCGTACTGGTACTGAAAGAGTATTATCATTTGAAGCAGTTGAAAAAAGTCTAGGCGATAGAGTTATTGACACACGTTTGGCATATTACATGCGCGAGCTCAATATTGAAATTTCAGGCTTTCAGTTACAACCGAATGCTGATTTACATGCATTTATTGATGATACAAAAATGAATAATTCAATCACGCCCGCGCCTGGTTATGAACCATCTGGTCAAGGTTCAGTTCGAACTGATGATAATGGTTTTTTCAAATGTTCTATGTTAGTTCCTGGTGGAACGTTTAGAACAGGTGAACGCCAAATTATGTTCTCTGATGAAGCTAATAATGTTTCTGAAAACGCCAAAACAGAAACACGATACGTATTTAATAGTTCTGGATTAATTAATACTGTTCAAGAAGTATCGGTATCGGTAGCAGAACCTACAGTTAATTCTGTTGCTATTACACAAGAGCGCGAATTAATTGACACCGAAACAGATGTTAATGTAGAAATTAGAATTCCGCCTACTCCACCGCAAACAATTGGTGCGGGCCCTGGAGGTGGCGGTTGCTGTTTTGACGAAAAAGCATTAGTTACTATAGCTGATGGAACACTTATTAAAATATCAGATATTAAAATAGGTGAGAAAGTTTATAACGGCAATGGCGGCAGTAATACTGTTTTAGGTATTGAAAGTCCTGTATTAGCAAATCGTTCGATGATTAGTATAAATGGCGGTTGGGCATTCTTCTCCGAAGAACATCCTATGTTAACTACTGACGGTTGGGCATGTGCAAATCCTGATTGTGATGAAGCCAAAATGCATCTTGTAGATGGTGAAATAGTGACTTTGAAATTAGAAGTCGGTATGACCATGGTCAAAGAAGATGGCGTCGAAGAATTAATCACTAGTATTGATTTTATTGAAGATGATTATAATAAAATAATTTATAATTTGATGTTAGATGGCGACCATCAATATGTTGTCGAAGGTTATATTGTTCACAATAAGGGCGGAGACCCTGTTGCTCAAACATTTTATGTGGACCCAAATGTTTATAAAGCAGGAACTTTTGCTACAAGCGTTGGTGTTTACTTTAAGACAAAAGACACAAGCGTTCCTGTTCGAGTTGAAATTAGACCTGTAGTTAATGGTTTTCCTAGTGCTACAACAGTACTCCCATTTGGTACTGCGTATCTTAATCCTGATGATGTCAATATTCCGGCTGACACTGATAACATGGATGATATTAAAAACAACGAAACGAAATTCACATTCCCAGTTCCTGTGTATTTAGAGCCTGGAAAAGAATATTCGTTTATTGTGATTTCTAATTCTCTTGATTATGAAATATTTGTTTCAGAAATGGGCCAATTTATTATTGGAACCGATATCACAATTACAAGTCAACCAGTACTTGGGTCTTTGTTTAAATCGCAAAACCAAAGAACATGGACACCGTTCCAAAATGAAGATATTATGCATAATTTGTATATGGCCGATTTTGAAACACAAACGGAAAGAATATTATCATTAAATGCTGTTCACGGAACAGAGCAATTTAATTTTAATCATACGATGCTTTCAACTAATGCTATTTCAAATGAACCATTTAATAAAATTAATTGGTCTGCGCAAAGTAAATTAGAATCAACATCGACTTTATCTACGCCTTATCCGATTATTGCTAATGAAAATCTATTGCATCCAAATGAAAGAATTTTGGCTGCTAGTGGTGATATGCCAATTGTAGCTACTGCTAGTACTGTTAACAAATACACTAGCCCATTAATAAACATTGCTAGAACATCTGTTACACTGATTAAAAATAATGTTAACGATTATGGATTAAAAGAAGATGATTTTAATATAGTTGATTCTGGCTCTGGTTATTCTGCGCCACCTACTATTACAGCTGAATCTCCAAACGGTGTTGATTATTCTGGTATCGGCATTTTAAATAATTCTGGACAGCTTATTGGTGTGCAAACGCTTGAAGAAGGCTCTGGTTTTATTGATAGCGCCAATATTGTAGTATCAGGAAATGCTAATATAACCTATGACGCATTTGAAAATCGTACACAAGGCGGCAACGCAAATGCTAGATACTTTACTAAACCGGTTGTTTTATCTGAAACATACGCCACTGATTACATTCAAGTTTATGCGGACGTAAACGTGCCTGCACAAGCTGATATTCAGTTATATATGCGAGCAAAATCTTCAACAGACCCGCGTGATATTTCAAATGTTGAATGGGTTCCAATGCAAAGACGTTCTGACCGTCCTCTTGTAAATGAAGACCCTTTACAATTCGTTGAAAATTTATGGGAACCACAGGATGGAACTCTTGCATATTCTTATAATGGTGTAAATCATAATAAAATTATTGAGTATCAAACTAAGATTGTAATGCTTGCTGGAAACAGCAGTTACGTTCCACGAATAAAAGATATGAGAATAATTTCAGCGGTGCTTTAATGCGTAATGATTTAATTAGACGTAAATCTGGGGCGGTCGAATTTAAAATGACCCCCCAGAAAGAAGCAGAAATTAAAAATATAAATAAATCAAATGGCTTGATTAAGAAAATAAATGACTTAGAACGCCGTATTGAATTATTAGAATCTGTATTAAGGCAATAGTATGAATATATATGAACCGGTTAATATCAATGATGTTTTCGTTAGTGATGACCTTGACACTATTGTAAATGCGCTAAATTTATTAATCGCAAATACTGAATTCCAATACAGTAAAATCGAAGAAATAACAAGTTTACTCGGCACACCATTAGATAATCTAAATACTCAAAATACTGATACTATTATTGATGCTATTAATAGTATTATAGAATTTAATGCAGCTAATCCTGAAATTGCGATTGGCGATCTTACATTACTTGATACTGATGCTAATTCAAATTTAGTAGAAGCTATTAATGAAGTTCGTTTACTAGCAACAATTAGAGATGAACAAGCGCAAGGCGAGGGTTCAGGCCTTGACTCTGATTTATTAGATGGTCAACACGGCGTATATTATACTGATATACCTGCGCGTTTAGGATATGTACCAATTAATAAGGCCGGTGATAATTTTACTGGTAATGTTACTATATTAAATAATGAAGTGTGGCACGCTGGAAACGATGGTGCAGCTTCAGGACTAGATGCAGATTTATTAGATGGTCAACACGGTTCATTTTATACTGATATAAATGCTAGACTTGGATATACCGCCGCAGACGTTGCGGGTCAAGCTTTTACAGGAGATATTATTGTAAATCATAATAATGCTTTTACAACAATGTCATCCAAATTTTTAAAAATTGGTCAAGGTTTAGTTGGTGGAGATGCCTTAGTTGAATTTCACGCGGCGTCAAGCACAAATACTCCTAATGCGGATATTACACGCGGCAGTGGTGTTAGCGGCCGATTAGAATTTAATCAATATGGCTTAGGCGATATATTATTCAATAGCGAAGGCGGTGATTTCTTATTTAATGATAATATTGAATTAAATCGTTCAGGCAACTCAAAAATTGAAATAAATACCACATCAGTATCAGGTTCATTTTCAGAATTGCGAATGACAGGTGCCAGAACTTCATTAAATGGTATTATTGGACAAATAAATTTCAATAATAATGGTTCCGGAGTTGAAGGTTTAGCCGCACGTATTGATGTGACTGGAGAAGGTGATATTAATGTCTCAACCGGTCAATTAAAAGTTGGCGGTGAATTGGTATTAACAGACCCGACATATTTTGAAGATTTAATTGATGACAAATTAGATAGATTTGGCAATAATAATTTATCTCTTGGTAGTAATGATTTTGCTGTATTACAATCAGGAGCAGGTGGTGCATCAAATATTTTTTGGTGGGAAACAGCTAATACTCGTTTGAGTTTAGGTTCAAGAGGTTCATCTGGAAATGGTACTGTTCGAGTTAGAGCTGATTTATATGAAGATACTTATAGAGTTCTTAATGAAAATACAGGTGTGCCCACCACCGCTGAAACCGATTTAGATAATATAACACATAATAAACCGTTTTCTTTTAGTACAAATAGTATTACGTCCGGTAATACAGGTGAATTGGCAAATCCGAACATAGATGGCGTTGGGTTTACTTTATATTCTGCGGGGCAAAGAACGCAGTTTGCGTCATTGGCTAATAACCGAGAACTATACATTCGCATAGCTGACTCTACTAATAGTAATTCATATACTACTTGGAAAAAAGTTTCAACAGAAACTGATTTAACCGAAAAGGCTGATTTAACAGGTGCAACTTTTACTGGTAATGTAAGAGTTTCTGAAGCAGGTTCAGGTCGGGTGGGTTTGATTAAAGGTTCTACTGTTAATGGTGGTTATGTTTTCATAGAAGGTCCTAATGGTGAAAACCAAGGTTATATAGGCAACGCGTCTAATAGAGTACGTCTTCATTCATACTCGGGTTATTATTTTGATTTTACTGGAACTACAGATGATGCAACGCCTCGAATTAATGGCGTTAAAATGCCTATTACGAGAATATATGATACAGGTGAAGTTTCGTGGACTGCCAGTGGTGTAAATACTTTTGCTCACGGTTTAGGTGAAATGCCTAAAATAATAGACGCGCGTTTAAAAATGACTCAAAGTGTTCGCGGTTTTGGTAATAATGATGAAGTTCAAATCGCAACAGACCGTTCAGGCGCTGTTGTCTGGGCAGATGAAACAAATATTTATGTTCGTTCCCATAGCGCTAATGGTATATATTCAACTAGAGGCAGCGGTTCTGCAAATTACATTACCACAGCACAAGCTAATATGATTATAAGGGCATTTGTATAATGACAGACGAAATAGAAAATCAAGTTCAAAGATGGGCATATTATGAAAATGGCGGTCTTTATGGACCCATGATGTCTACACTAGACGAATTTAATAATTTTCTGTCGTTGCATGGTTTAGTTGAAGGAAGTAAACCTTCAAGTAAAATAATGCCCGCACAAGTAAACGAAGAACGAGACAGACGCATTCACGAAGGACTTCCTTATATGAACCATTTATTTGAATTTGATAATTCGAGTAAGGAAAATATCACAGGCGCTGCAACATCAGCAAAATTCGCTTTGGTATTAGGTGCCGATCCGACAGATTTAAAATGGCATGTCACTGACCCTGCTGAAAAAGAATTAGCACAACCATTTAGTTGGATTACTGCAGATAATACAAGACTAGAAATGACAGCTCCTATGGTATCAGGATTAGGTGATATTGCAGCTAATTGGGTTTCGATACATATTTTCGCAGCACGTAATTTAAAAGACCTTCCAGAAATTCCGGCTGATTATGAAGACGATAAATATTGGCCTTAAAGGAATAGCACTTGGCAATCACATCAAAATCAGAATTAATCGAATACATTAAACAACAGCTTGGTGAACCGGTTATACGATTAAATATTGCAGATGTTCAATATGAAAATCGTATTCAACAGGCAGTGGATTTATTTCATGATTATCATCGAAATGGTTCAGAAAATGTGTATGTTGCACATCCTATTACATCAACTGAAATATCACAAAAATATTTTGAAACACCTCCTGGTATAAATTCAATCGTTCGTGTAATTAGTTATGATGCTAATAAATCAAAGGTAACAGAACCAAATGGCTCACGCGATATATTAACCCTTTCTGGCTCATCATTTAATAGAACACCTGGATTTAGAGGTATGGGTCCCGCAGGTGGATTTGGTGATGAAGGAGCATCTCGCGTTTACATTTATTTAATGGACCAATATAGAGCTGATACTGAATTTACGTATGCAAATGAAGATAATTATCGATGGAATAAACACACTAGACGTTTATACATCGATACTAATTTTGATAAATTCAAAGAAGGCACATACATAATGTATGAAGCTTATATGAATATGATGGATATTGTAGGAGACGACCCATCTACCGTATGGGGAGAACCCTGGTTAAAAGATTATGCAACGGCGTGTGTTAAATATCAATGGGGTTCTAACTTAACTAAATTTGGCGGAGGCGCTTTATTTGGAGCTAATCCTACATTAAATGGTGAATTTATTTACAATGAAGCCAAAGAAGAAATGCAAAAACTCGAGCAAGATGTAATGGAAAAATGGGGCTTTCCGCCTCCAATATTGATTGGATAAATTATGACTACTAATCAGTATATTGACCATTATAGACAAGAAAATGAATATAATTTACAAGATGATTTGGTAATTGAAAGCATTCAATTCTATGGTCAAGATTGTGTTTACATACCTCGCACAGATGTTATAGATGATGAACTTCAAAACGAAGTTACTGACAGCAATTTTCGCCGCGGGTTTGATATCGAAATGTATGTTGAAGAATTTGAAAATTTTGCGGCGTCATCATTCTTTCTTGATAGACTTGGTCTTCAATCTCCTACTGAAGGTGCAACAATTATTATATCCAAAACACGTTTCGAAAATATAATTGATGATTCAGCATTAAGAAATCCTGACCAGCCAAACGAAGGCGATATAATATTCGTACCTGGTATTCAAAAATTATTTGAAATTAAAGCTGTTGATACAGAAGTAGCTCAGCGTTATCATGTATATAAATTAGAGTGTCAACCTTTCCGTTCATCTGGCGAACAATTTTTAAGTGACGATTTAGATGACCCAATCATCGATTTATTAGAAGTTCCTGACGAATTAACTGATGATAATCAACCTATTGAAGATTATGATGAAGGTGACACGTACGATAATGAATTAATCAATGATATTGGTGTTATACCGGATAGAAGATAATGACTGCATTTATACCTTATCACCAAAATAAAAATATTGCGCGTTACGAAAACGCTTTTGGATATTTGCTTTCTCAAATAAAATTCTTTCGTCTAAATTCAGATGGCAGTATTAGAAAAACATTTGAAGTTCCGATTGATAATTGGTCAGGCGATAAATTTTTACGTAGACTTAAAGAACACCGTGACGATGATGGTGCATTAGATACAAAATTCGTTGATAGTTTTCCTAGAATGGTCTATCAAATGAATTCAATGACGTATGTGCCGAACAGAAGATTACCACGCTCTAAATCGCATTCATTCCAAGGCGAAAACGGCGAAACTCAAAAATACCTTCCTCCCGTTCCGTATGATTTAAATTTTACTTTGACTATAATGACTCGGTCCAAACATGATGCCCAAGCTATTGCAGAACAAATCATGTGGGCTTTTGACCCGTCTGTTACGTTAACATTAACAAATTTTATACCAGACGACCATGTAGACGTTCCTGTTGTGCTAACTGGAGTTTCGTGGGAAGACTCGTCTGAAGGATCGTTATTAGATGATATTCGAATGGTAACATTTAGTATGGATTTCGTGATGCAAGCAAGTCTGTTTGGTCCAGTCGGTTCTATATTAGAAGATACAATGGCTGGAGATACAGACATTCCATATAGTCAACAAGGTCTTATTGAAAAAATTCATATGGATGTTCATACAGATTTAGATACGTTCGAAACAAACGATTTGGCAAGCTTTAGATATATTACAACAGATGATAATATAGATATTCAAGAACCTGAAGAATTGCCTGAATAACAACTGACTGAATTAGTGCCTCAGTTAGAGCTGGTGGGTTTCTCCTCCTTGGCCGCGACCAGCAAAATTTCTCTATAAACTGTGTACAATCTCTAGAATATAATGTATTGTGATTATGTTAAATAACAAATCATGGAGAATATTATGTTAGAAAAAACATATTGGAAAAATGCTGGAGAGCATCAAGGAGCAGCTAATTTCTTAGATGAATTAGTTCCTATAAGTGGCCAAGCAGAAACACTAAAAGGTGAAATTTGGAGAGCAGCCACTAAAATTTATTATGACTTTTATAATAATGGTTTTGGTAATAATTGGACTTCTCCTGCGTCATTTTTGATTGATTTTGTTCCGTCATTAAATCAAGAAATTAAAGATTTCTTTTATATGCATGGTAAAGGCATAACAGTCGAATTAAGCGACGAACAAATGATGTTAATGGAAGAAATGATTAATGAAGTTGTTAAAACTCTTAGCGTCATGAATGATGAAGGCAATAACATTATCGATATGTGGGAATATTCCATGGATGATTCAATGTTTATTGATGCCGATAATGATGAAATTGGAATATAATTAATCATCAATAACAAAAGAAAGGCCCGCATAATGCGGGCTTTTTAGTATTTATTTTTAATAATTCGAACGATGTCTTTAGATGATACTAATTCGCAACACGCTTCTATTTCATTGATGCGTGTTTTCGGAATATCATAATGATTTTTATGAAACCAACAACTTTTAATGTTCAAATTTTTGGCCATTAAATGTAAATTTTTTATTGAATACGGAACGCATACTAAATGGCGCTTTCCATCAGTATAATATTTCATGTGTTTCTATAATTAAACAAGTAATCTGCAATTTCATTAACAGTTAAATGTTCAACAAATCCTGATGCGCATAAATACATATTCATAGCTAATTCGTCAATAGGTATTTCGCTCATATCAAAACCATTTTCTTTAGCATTTTGCATGCATTCAGTGATTTATTCATCTATATGTTTAGGATTTAATGACATATCTGTTAGTCCTCTCAATTATTAGATATATACATTGTACATTAGAAAAAAGGAATTGTAAATGGCGCTACCTAAAATTGCTATTAAAAGATTTAGTATGACTTTGCCAATGTCAGGCAAAAAAATAGATTATCGACCTTATACTGTTGCTGAGGAAAATGTTATTCTTCAAGCAAAAGAAGGTAAAGACCCAGCAGAAATGGGAGTCGCGATTGCTAATATTTTAAAAGTATGTACGTCAGATGCTATTGACCCTGACATAGAATCTTATATTGATTGTGTATATGCTTTTATTATGATTAGAGCAAAATCTATCAATGAAGTCGCGAATCTTACAATTGCATGTGGTCACGAAGGTTGTGAAAAAGAATGTAATGTATCAATCGACTTAACTGAAGCTTTTAAAACATCTGAAATAGAAAAAACGGATGATAAAATTACAGTTACTCAGGATGATGGTGATATTATTATTACTCTAAGACCAATGAGTTTTAACACATTTATTCAATCTGACACTGACGCTTCTACATCAGATATAGATATATTGAGAAAATCTTTTGTGTCAATTGTTCAAAATGATGAGCAGTTTGAACTCGAAGGAATTTCAGATGATGAATGGTTAGAATTTTATTCAAATTTACCTAAACCGGTATTTGCACAAATAACTAAGTATTTTTCAAAATCACCTAATGCTTATCTAGAAGTGACCACTAAATGCGAAGATGGTCATGAAAAGATACATAAGGTATCTGGTTTATCAAATTTTTAATAGCCGCTACGAGTTATATTTCTTTAACTGAGTATTACCAGACCATCTTCGAATTAAAGGAATATCGTGGCGGAGATTATACAACAGAAGAGATTGAATCTTGGTTCCCATACGAAAGAATATTGTACACCCATCTAATACATCAGAGAATAGAGGAACGCCACCAGGCGGCTCTTCAAAATCAGTAAATGATAAATGGTTTAATCGAAGATTGATGGCATGGATTAGCATGATTATGATGGTAGTCGTGACATTAGTTGCTTTAATAATGCCTGATAAAATATCAGCTACATCAACTTCGGTTTTAAACACATTGATATTAGCATTTACAGGAGTTGTCGCAGGTTATACAGGATGGGCGGCATTTGATGATTCGCAAGAATTAAAATACGGCAATAAACAAGAACCGTATTATCCAGAGCCTCTTGAAGATGAACTTATCGACATGAGCAAAAATCCATATTCAAATGGTGAAGGTTAAAAATGGACGAACAAATTGATGTAGATGAAGTAAAAAATCTACGTAAAGAATATATCAAAATGCTTCGATTTATGTCTGAAGCAGCTGAAGGTACTGAAGAATATACCGATGCTCAAAATAAAATGAATGTGGCGCGTGAGAAACTATTAAATCAAGAAGACCAGGCATTTGTTCAATCAATTGATGCTCAAAAAAAGCAGCGCGAAAAATTCTTTGGCGATTTAGAAAAAACTAATCGCGGTATGATATACCAGGTTGTTTCTAATTCAGGAAACATATTTAGCAATTTTACTAGCGCCATCAAACAAGATATGTATGAAGGCTTATTAGGATTAGGTAAAGGCGAAGACGAAGGTGTAATTAAAAATTCATTTACGAGCCGTCTTTTAGGTGCTGATAAATATGAGGATTTAGAAAAACAATCGCCTCAGCCTAAAGTTCCATCAAATGATAATAATCCGCCTACAAACGATGGTCCATTTTATGATGAAGAAAATAATGCCCATCAATCAACTATTTTACAAGAAATAAAAGAAAATACTGCTAATACATTTGCTGTTTTGAGTGAGGCATACAAAACTGATTTAAAAAATGATGAGGCTTACAGAAGACGTTTATTAGAAAATGACCACGAAGGTTCAGCTCTTTCTGGCATCAGCTTCGGCAATGATGATGAAGATGATAATGGCAAAGGTTTTGGTATTGGTGGATTATTTGGTGCTGCTAGTTTAGCTAATCTGGCCACTGCAGGTGGCGCAGGCGTACTCGGTGGTGCGGCACTAAAAGGTTTGGGTATTGCAGCTAAAGTTACTGCTATTGCAGGTTCAATTTTCGCAGTCGCATACGATGGTATAATGGGCTATATCAATTCTGAAGAATGGGGAGTGTCGAAATTAGCGGGTGTTGTCGGTTCTATATTTGGTGGAGCAGATAGTTATATGTTAAATGTTTTCACGAATGCTGGTAAATTTGCTCTAATTGGTGCAACAATTGGTTCAGTATTTCCTGTCGTTGGTACATTGGTTGGCGGTTTAGCAGGAGCAGCAATTGGCGGATTATTAGGATTTATTGGCGGTGAAAAAATAGCCAAAGGCATAGACAAAGCAATGTCACATGTGTCTAATTGGTTTACCGGAGAACTTGATGCTGAAGTCAAAAAAATTGAAACTAATAAAGCGAATGTTGAACAAAAATTAATGGACTCTATAAAAGAGCAATCTACTTTTGTTGAAAAACGCAATCTTGTTTTAGCGCAAATTCAAGAAGCAGAGTCTAATAATGACCAATCTAAACTGAAACAATTAAAAAATGAACTTCAATCTATAGATGCAAATATTCAATCTCGCAATAAACAAATATCAGAAGCATCAACTGAATTTAATGAATTAAATGGTAAACTTGAAGATAAAACTTATGGTTTCATTGATAAAGCCATTGAGTTTCATTATGAAATATTTGATATGATATTCCCTGATGCTGGAATTAATGAAAGTATTGGTATTACTAAAGAAGCAAAAGAAGAAGTATTAAGCAAATTAGATGCAACTAACAAATCTATAAAAGACTTGCGTACACAAAGACTTGACGCAATTGCTAAAGGTAATATGAAAGAAGCTGATTTATTAGCGAAACAAATAGACGATTTAGGTCAATATAAAGAAAATTTAAACAAAGAATTGCTTAGACAAAATGGGATTTTAAAAACAGTTGCAGCGTCTGCGGTTACTGCTTTTGGTGAGTGGTACGCAACGGCTTCTGATTCTATATCTCGTGCAAAAACAGCTATTAAGGAAAAAGCGGAAACCATTAAACAGGCAGTTGAACAAACAATTATTGATATTGGAAATTCTGAATTTGTCAGTGACATTAAAGGAATGATTAATAATTTTACAGGCTCAATTAAAAGTTGGTTTTCAGATATATTTTCTGTTGATTATTGGTTTGGTGATGATAAACCAAAACCTAAACCAGAGCAAGTTAAAATAGGTGGTCGCGCAAATCAAATTAGAACAAGTAATGACGTAAAAAAACCTATAGTAGTTCGTCCTTTACCGGAACCAAGTGGTATGAATTTAACTTCTATGAATATTAAACAAGAGGAAACTATGAAGTTAATAGAAGAAAGAAAAGAAAAAAGAAAAGCTCAACAAGCTACTGCTAATATAGTTGATAATAAAAATACGTATAATATATCAAAACATTATATAATGCAAAAATCAGCATTTAATGATGAGCCGTCTTTTGCTGCAGGCGTAGCGGGTGTGAGAAATACTACTCACACCCAATAAAGCACTAAGATTTGCGTGTAGTTGATATTTCAATATCTCCGTCAGCGCCTATTTCTTCAGCCGCTTTCATTGCTTCTTCGTGCATCCAAATGCGAACATTTTCTGAAGTTATGTCTCCTTGATTAGGCGCAGATGCATATTTTTTAGATACGGCAGAGAACACTTTAATAACCATATTTGTTCCATGGTCATAGTCTTCATTTTCTTCAGGTAATAACATCCAAAGCAAATCCAAATGAATGTTATATTTGGCCTTATCAAATGATACGATAGTCTTTTTCTTTGCAGCATTATATGAGAACGCTACCATTGAGCCATCTTTGGTACCGGCTTTTGAATCAGTTGTTCGCAAAAACATTTCATGAAATTCTGTTTGAAGAGACTCAGATATTTGATTGATGTCTGAAATTAAATCTTTTTCAATAGTGTCTGCATTATAAAGATTTTTAATGTCTTCATCATCGACTATTTGTCCTCTTACATCGCTATACGAAGTATTTGCCGCTTTTTGTTCTTTTAAACGATTTGCCATATCAACAACATCAGGATTTTCAGATGTTGCTAATTCGTTAAGAAGACCGTCTACAACCGTGTTTAGTGTAGAACTTAGAGACGCTCCTGACAAATCAATACCCTGTAAAGATGGTTCTACGTTAGCCATGCCTCCAGGTTTAAGTTTATTAAATAAAGAATCCAATTTATTATTCGTTATAGGATTTCCTACTTTAGCAACATCATTCATTTGAACTTTGTCATTGTTATCAAATACCATAGCGGCGTTAAACAAATTTGTAATATTCTTTATAGAATTCATCATTAGTTCAACATCATCCATAGATTTATCGGTCATTAACTTGTGCGTTATAAATGATATAGCTGCATTTTCAACATCCATGAATATATTATGATGCTCAGGTTTTGCGCTTACCGATCTAGAATATGAGTGAGATTGTTGTGCGGTCATATTCTTAGGAGAAAACAGAATACCATAATACAAATTGCTAAAATGAGTTAGCACGCACGAATTATAGAATTTGATATAAAAATCTTCTTCTGTTTTAGTACGCGCTGCTAATGACCTGACGCACATATTACCGTAATCAAAATCTAAAATGAATGTAACACTTGAATTGTCTAATCCATTTAAAACCGTAAAGGCAAAACGTATCTCAAATTCTTCATCATTTTCATCAGATTTTCCTGCAGCAACGCCTAATCTGATATTAAGATTGTTGGTAATATAATTACGATCTTTTTGTAATTGTGACATTTCAAAAATGATGTCAACAAGTTCGTCAGGTTCTGAATGGCCAAAATCAACATGATAAACGTGCATATCACCATTTAAATTTTTATCAGCATTTTCAACATTATCTGTTTCATTTAAATTTTTATTCCCTTCAAGAGAACCAAAATCAATCATTTTTTGCATAAATGCCGCATTTTCGTCTGAGTAGTCCATGTTAGTTTCCTTATTTAACAAATTCGGTTTCAAATATTTCAACAAAATCTTCTTCGTTGGCGTATTTTTGTCGAAGAGCTGTTTCTTCTCCGGCATAAATTTCGCCATTATCCATGACACATATATGAATAGTGTCAGGTAAATTTTTAGGCTTTGTTGATTTAGAAGGGTTTAGGTTATAAGTGCCGTCAGGATTTATCGCTGCCATATCCTTTGAAATACATCTCCAATAACGGTCTTTTCCTTGGAAATAAATGTATTTTGCTCCATTACTTTGTTCATAACAAGTAACGGGTAATCCTCCAATAGTAGTTTTTGTTGTTATCCATATCCTGTTTTCCGTGTTTTGCATTTTAGGCTTTTTACATTTCGTCGTGCCTTTTGCATATTCTTGAGCCATGAATTTTATTCCTCTTCAGATGTTAAGTTTGCAGGATGTTGAAATCTTTGAAAATCTACATGCAACACATTGCAATCCTAATTCAGTATAACCCAATTGAACATCTGAGTATTCCTTAAATGTTAATTTGTACATTGAGAATGCGCCTTGTAACAGTATGATTCAAATATATTATGTAAAAACAATCTATAAAATAGCCAATGAAACTAAAATGACAATTGTTTTCCGTTGTTTGATACAAAAAAGCCCGCTTCGTGCGGGCTTTTAAGTCGTTAATCATCAGAAATTTATTCTGGTTTTTGAAAATCAGCAACACGCTTGCCTTTTGTAACTTCTGGAGCAATTTCCGCAAGAAGCGCGCCGTAACATACAAATTCATTTTTCTTGTCATCAAAACGGTTTGCCCATGGAACAGGTTTTCCGTCAACAACCGCAATGTAGATGTACTTACCGCGTACAGATTCAAACACAGCGCCACCTGATACAGCGGTTTTTTCGCCATCGATATTGAATTTTGCGTCAATTGTTTCCCATTTCTGGCCACGCGTATCATTAGCCTTTGGCGCCGCAGATTTGAATGTACCTTTAGGGAATGGTGACTTTGACTTCCGTGGGCCTTTAGCTGCTTGCGTAGCCGGAGCCATAGCATCCAATTCCTTTTGCGCTTCGTCGATTTTTGCAATCAAATCTTTTTTTGAACGACCCCATTTTGAAAGAGGTTCAAGGTTAAGCTGTTTGCGAACGCCGTTGAAAGACGACAAAAGTTCAGATACAGTTGATTGTGCAGTAATAGTCATAATAGTTTCTCCTTGTTTAATGTTATTGAGATTTAACTCTCTTTAATAGAATACGATATTAAAGAAGCATTGTAAACAGCTAAAACTAATTTTTTTTAATTATTTTGCGAGGCCTTGCATATCTAAGGCAATTGACGGAATATCGAAGCGTTTTGCTTTATCAATCCATTTCTGTGATTGAGCGCTTGTATCATCAAATATTAATGCGGCAAGTATATTGTGTTCAAGAAATATTTTTTCATTTCTTATAGCATCTGAAATATTCGCGTATTTTGTTTTGTCTGAAAATACGATTTCATATTGAATATTATTAGCATTGCCAATTGTTTTAATAACAGGAGTTACTATATTATCATCTGGAGATATTATAGTCAACGCGTTATTAGGAATTCCTACTTTATTATAGAAGTATACCAATCCTTCTTTAATGTAGTGG